AGAAAGAAAGTGCTGGCTAAGGACTTCGTTAATAGCCTGTTCTTGTTCGTCGGTGACAGCATTAGAGCCACATTGGTTATAGCGATAGGCGAGGGCGAGATGAAGTGCGCCACCAAAGTTGAGGGCTGGTCTATCAGATGACTTGACACGCTGCCTTAAATAGGAGTACTCAAAGCTACGTGGGCAGGTTTGTAGCAACTCTAACGAAGAGTTATCGATTATAATACAACCATCTATTAGACGAAGTGGTGGAAGGTTCAAGCTTTGTCCTTTCGTTCTTTTGCTGCTTTATTTGTATAGTAAAAAGGGTAACGCTTCTTAAGTTTTTTTATGTTAGCTCGGAGCGTGTCTAAGCGTTTTATACCAAGCCTTTGTCGAAATCCTTCTAGGTAGAACTCAATATCTCCTAATTCTTCTTCGACGTTATCTTTATCAAGGTCTTGGCGGTAGATGACTGCTTTCTTAACAGCATCGAGAAGCTCTCCTGACTCACCGCATATACCAAGAATCATGTGGATTAGGTGACAGTCATCCCTAGTTAGCTCAGCTTTGATAAGTCGTCCTGACTTGGCAAGATGGCTTACCATGTTAGAGTGTGAACATTCAATAAATTGTTTGGCCTTCATTGGTATTCCGATATGTCTTTACTTGGTTGCTTTTCCTTTGCCGACGACGGTTTTCTTAGGTGCGCTGCTAAGGCTGGCGGCGAGGTCACCAGTGTTCTTAGACTGGCGTGCCACTCCGCCAGTTCTACATCCGTTAGGGTTATCAATGGTGGGCCGGTGGGGTTGGTCTCCAACAATGGGGCTTCCGCTTCCTGCAAGGAAGGTGAAGTCGATGTCGGCGGTGTTAAGTGCGAGGTCGAGGCGGTCTGGGTCATAAGATAAGTCTAGTTGTTTTAGTTTTTGGACGAAGCGATGAAAGAGGATGGCGACGACGGTCTGGATAGGCATTTTGGGATTTAGGCTACGTATTGCTGAGATATCCTCGTTGCTAACGAGGGTCATGGTGCGGGTCGTGGACTCGCGGTCGTCGGGGAGGTGTTCGTAAGGATTAACAGGCTTAGACATAGGTTGTTAAATAATCTGCCATTTTGTTTTATCGGTTGGGTGAGGGGTTAGAGCAACATTATAATGTTGTTCAAGATAATCTGCGTCCATTTGGTTTCTTAAAGTCACGTAGAATATCGGCACAGGGGAGAAAGCTTTTTTACTAAGCAGCTTGCATAACATATCGAGGTTATTCGGGTCAGACATATCAACTATGCAGCCGTCGGTTTTGACTCCAACTAGAGACGAAGCTTTTTTAAGGACCGATGCCTTAGGGCCGATTACCACTTCGTTACCCTGCATCGAGAAGATTAGTTCGGCGGCATGTTGTCGCCACATTGCCTCGTGTTCTTTGCCGAAAAATGGATAGCTATACATGTTCTTGGCCTCGCGTGCTGCCCGCATACCAGAGGCGAAGGTAGCGATAGTCTTGGCGACGGGTTCGATATGGATAGCGTTAGGATAGGCTTCGAGTGCGGTCTTGAAAAAGGGGGCGTATTCAAGCCATGTTGACTGGCGGTGAGAGTGGCGGATGGGATTGGTCATGTTAATTCTTGTTCTTGTAATGCCTTGCTAGGAACACGATAAACGCTATTGCCATGCAAGTCGCGCCGAGTAGGAAGCCGCCGAGAGCGAGGTTCATTTTATTATTAGCTACTTTGATTAGATTGACTAGCCGGATTAGTATATACTAGTAACTCTTTCTCCACCTTCGCCAGCCGCTCGTTGGCTAGGTCGCGCTCTTTGGCCAAGGCCTCTGCAAATGCAGTCAAGTCTTTATCGCCAGTTACGAATACGTTGTGATGATTACGTAGTTCTTCAAGCTCCTTCTGCGCGTCGGCGAGGGCGGTTAGGATTAATCGTAATTCTGATTCACATTGAAAATTAAGATGCAACTTTAAACTACTTACCGCCTCCTGTAATTCAGTTTGGTTTGTCATAAATATTTAGTCAACTAATTTTACTTTTATTTCTTTCCTGTTCCTCCGCAATCAACACAAGTAAATATATATCCTATCCCATCCCAGCCAGTACCATTACAAGTTCTACATTTACCAATATTTTGTTCATCCCAAATTGGTTGAAGAATTGATAGCCAATATTTTGTCATGGGATGATATAACTCCACCGAAATAGAATTATTGTCTGACCAATGACTTAGTCCCACTCTTTTACCATTATAGCTAAAGATACTTCTATTTATGCCGGGACCATCATAATCCCACACATTTTTAAACAAGGTAGGCCAGGAACTGACATCGAATTGCTGTAAAAATTTTTGCGACAGGAAAACTTCACTACTATTGCCGTACCGAATACACTCTATTGTAATGCCTGATTTCTGTAAAACTTCCAACTCAGTTTGGTTTGTCATGGGTGTCCTTTGGTCTAATTTTAAGTCGCATTTCTTTAATTGAATATTGATTGGTAATCCACCCTTTTGATAACTCTATTCCATATAATTCTCCTTCAATAAGGCCACTCTCTATCCAGCAATCGATTAAGTCGTCGCTTGGTTGATATTTGTATGCAGGTTCGTCTTTGTCAGATAAGAGACTTAAAAGAACGATTATTATGATGAACTCTACGATTGCAATTGTTTTCACTTCTTCCCCTTCTCCAAGAGTGCGCGGGCGGAGGTGAATTGTTCATGTAGATTCATTCTCATATCTCCAACACTGTTACCTAAATGACGACGCACTCTCAGAGTATTATTAACGAATATACTGGCCGTCTCCACCAACCTCTCAAGCTGCTGCTCAAGTTCGCTTACTTGCTCTTTAAGTAGCATAATCTCACAATATTTACAAAGTCCCGGTTGTGGTGGATTCTCCGGTGTGCCGACAAATTTTGTTCCACATTGCGTGCATTCACTCATCGCGTTTGGTCTCCTTTTTGGATTTGAGTTCTTCTTCGACATCGTCCAATCTCATATTCGCCATGAAAGCGAGAAATATACCCAGAAATGCGAGTACCAGTGCTCCTGCTGCTATACTCATTTCCCGTCCTCCTTGTCGGTTGCGGAGAGGGCTTGTTTGGCAAGCATTCTCATGTGATTAATAATCGAGGTCTGGCTAGATGATTCTCGTGAAGCTGGCGCGCACTTATATACAGCCTTCTCGGTAAGCCTGTTCCAATAATGGGTCAGTATATTTGTTTGTCATATCGTTGGGTCGTGAACTATCTCATCTTCTTCATAGAGACCTTCGTTGCTGATAGTGACGAGGTTGTCATCGACACGAAAGGCAAAATGGCCGATGATGTTGGGGTTGCCGGGGAGTTCGACGATGGTTGCGCCGGGATAATAGTTTTGTATTGCTTCTAATGCTTTTTGGCTAGACATACTCATTCTTAATCCTTTCTTTAAGCGCGAGACGTAGTTTGCGTTCCTTATCACGTTTAGCTTTGTAAATTGAACGGCACGACAGACACCATACTCCGGCGCTAGGCATGTAGTCGTAGTCGCAGTAGCGAGTGCCTAGCTTGGATTGACATGCGATGCAGGGACGGGCATCATCACGGGGCGGTAGCTTTAACCCGCTGCCATAGAAGCCGAGTCGTTGATAAGCGGTGATGCGCCTGTTGGTTAACGGCTTACCCCTCGGTATGGGCCAGGTAGAACTTACCCAACCAAATCGGTAGTCGAAACGGAATGGTTCTTGTGAGGACATTTTAACCAAAGATTGAATCTTGACATTTTTGGCACAAACCGCTAATAGTGTATTCGTGGCGTGATATTTCATCTTTGAACTCGTTGGCAGGCCCGCCACAGCCTATAGGGGCGGGAACGCAGACATTTCTTTTGATATGTTCTCGTCTATCAAAGCCAAGAAAACCTTTAAGTTTTCGTTCCATATCTTCTTCTTTCTTTGATGACGTGGCCATATTATTTCTTGAGTAGCTCGTCTAGAGTCGATGCCTCTTTGCCCTTCTCGGCTTCGTCCTTCTTCTCGTCGTAGACTTCTTCGAGCAACGGTGCCAAGGCTGCGGCGAAGATGTCATTAGAGAGCACAGTGCGGATTTGAGCAGGGTTAAGGCTTTCAAGGGTTATTTCGACCTCGGTGTCGGTTGCGAGACGAACACAAGCTGGTTGGTCTTCGTAATAATTGAAAGCAGTTCGGTCAAACCTTCCTCCTTTATCTAAAAAGCGGTGGTTAGCTCCGTGCATTACAATATAGCCAGCTTTAAGGTCGGCGAGGCCTTGGCCAACAAGGTTTCCGTTTTCATTGTTGACGACTATGACAATTGATAAAGGGTCATATATAATGCTACTTCCAGAATTCATTATCGTTAGTAGCTCAGGTTTACCTGTTACCTCTGCTAACGTCTCATAAACGAAACGTTTATAGTTATCATCTATGATTCCCCATTTCTTTTTGTTCTGCTCTTTAAGCTTGTCGGTGAGCTTGTCCTCTAACGTCACGTCCCCAAACTTCTTCCTCATAGCTTGAGTGGTGGCGAGGCAGACAGGTAGCAAGTGTTGGACTATTTGATGATGTAGTTTGGTCATTTTAATAGAATAGTTGATTGGCTCTGTCGTATACTCTGGTTCAGGGTGATACCACGGGTCAATCATTTTAGTCTTTGTATAAGGCTCGGCGGTCTTGTAGAAGCCGCAACGACGAAGCGGATTTAATCTGGTCGCCATCTGTGTTGCGGAATGCGCCACGACCGTCGAAGGACATGTTGCGATAACCCATAGAGTCTTTGCCGTAGGTGTTAGACCTGAGGTATCCTTTCGCAACTCCCATAAACATGCCGTGGCAACCCGGTACCTTCATGTCGATTGCCTCGAAAACGACGTGCTCCATAACACCATAGTCAAGGTGACGAATTGGTTCGTTGTCATTATCGAGGACAGCCCATGCTTTGCGGTTGGCATCGTATCGGACTCGGGCAAACTCTGGTGCTATTGCATCTTTAACCTTTCGTAACAGCTTTGCAAACGAGCCTTCGTGGAGGTCGGGAACGGCGGCATCCTGTTTTACGACACAAGCCGGAGCCTCTTGGATGACTACCGATTGTGGTTGTTCTTCTTTCACTGGCGGCATAGTTTTACCTTTCGTTTTTTGGTTAGGAGAGCAACTACCGCATCCCAAAGGGATGCGGGTATTGTTCGCCTTAGACGTACTCGGTCTTGGCCTTACGGTCTTCGCGTTCCTTGACGGCCCAAGCGAGAGCAGCACGGTCAGCTTCGGGATTGCCAGTCTGAAAGTCGGCATGTTCTATGCCAGCTTTCTTGAACTTGTCGGCCCACTTTGCCATCGAGCCGTTCTTGATAATGGTATCGGCGGCATCGAGAGCGTATTTGGGCGGGGTCTTAGGCTTGGACTCGCGCTCAACGACGGCGGCATTACACTCGAATTCTTTTTCATCGGCGATACCTTGCAGGTATTGGTATGCTGAGACTTCGGTGGGTTCGACGCCATCGACGGTGAACTCGGCTTTGGTGACGGCGGCGACGAAGCGTTCGAGATACTTGTTCTCTGTTTCTTCCCAGACCGTTGAGGTAGACTTGGTTCCGTCGTCGGCAGTGGTCTCAACAGTCTTGGTCTTGGCGGGAAAGGTAGAACGTTTCTCACACTCGGTGGCGAGAAAGTCCCTCGCTTTGACCAATGGCCCTTTCTGGCGTAGATATTTGTTGACAATATCTACAACCTTAGCCTCGGAGCCTGCATCCTTGCTAATCTCGGCAAGGTGTTCGTACTGTTTTACCTTGACGCCCTTTGGCAGGTCAAGGTTTAATGCAACGTATTCTGTTTTCATTCTTTTTGAGCGGTCGTGTTAGCGGCGCTAACATCACTTTGAACAGAGACAGCCTGTTCGTCGTTGGTTGGTGGCATCGGCTGTTCGATGTTTTCCATTTGAGAGGGGAAAAGTCGTGAGAACGCTTGTTTAATTTTGGAGGCGGTGAAATCACGGCGGCGGTCTACTTTAGAGAAAAAAGTTTCTGTTCCAGCCCATGTAGGAAGTGTTCCGGTAAAGTCATCCACTGTATAAGTACAACCACCAACAGTGACATATTGTGCGTTAGTTGTTTCCTTAATAAAAGAAGCAAGGCAGCAACCTGTATTATCAAAGAAAAACCACTTACGGTTGTCTGGTTGACTAAACAGCCAAGCCTCGAATCGTTCTTGTTCGATTATCATTTTGATTATTGCCACTTTTTGCTGGCGGCTAGGATGTTGTCGATTTCAAGTATGCGGGCTTGGTGTTGGTCGCGTTCAGCTTCGAGACCTTTTAGGGCGTCGATCATCTGTTTCTTGGCGTCAAGCAGCTTGTTAAAGGCGGATTCGTTGGCCGTGACTACAACCCTGCTCTTACGAAGTTGGTCAGGATGCGCTTCGCGTCGATGCTTTGCTAGGGCATATGCTCCGCCTTGGTCGACACCACATATTTTGCAAAGGGTGTATACTTTTGCGTTTGTCGTCATAGTATTGTTATGGCCTTTCGTTGTTTTGTTTGTTAACCGAATTAGAAATATTCACTTATATTATGGACGGACTTAGCAGCCTTGCTGATAGTCTTCATTCCTTCGACTAGGTCGTCCGACCAATGCCCGACATAAAGGCTATCATTGCCTAGTTCGATATAGACCAAAATACCATTGGTTATCATAGCGCGACCGAACGAATGAGGTAGGCCGGTGATAGGTCGTACCATGGGTTTGTTAATCCACCGCCAGTGTTCTAAGCCATTTCTCACTATAAGCTTGTGCTTTAAAGTCCACTGTATCATCTCACCGCTGATGAAGGCTTTTGGTTTGTCTTGTTCGTTCATAATCGAAATGCCGCCGTTGCTTGATTAATGGGGTCATCCAAGACACGAAGCCTCACTCCACCCCAAGCAGCATCAAGCTTCCAATCCGTAGCGGCGGCCCCACGTGTTATGAAGAGGGAGTGAGGAAAAGTAATAACCAGCGATTTAACACCGCTGGTGGTCTTGTCGGCTGTCAGGCCGCTGGACTTTGCCTGGGGAAGCACTGACATGCTCCTTATTTTGTATCCAGTACCAAGAAGAGGCTTGGCAGACCGTGAGAAAGGCTGCGGTTGCATTTCGTTGAAATGGTCTGCCAAGCCAAGAGGAACACGCCAACGCTTACGGTTGCCCTTGCTAGCCTTAGATGCTTTGTCCCGTACGTCCAAAGTGCACCTTGTTTTGGGGGTGCTAACCATATCTCTAGCAGCGTGTGGCGTGAAAGTAAAACCCCACAACGTCATGGCGGACAAGGCCAACATCTTATGCCGGTCGTCTGGTCGCTCGATTGTGGGGTTAAGGGTCATTTTAGTCTTAGTCTAAAAGCCACTTTAATGATGGCTGCCGCGAATGCTTCGATTACTTTTTTGTTCATTTGAACCTTGGGAAGGGTTTGGACTTTGCCTTGTAACCCTTAGTAGGCCAATGGTCTGCTTTACGGCAGGTAAGACGGTGTTGGGCTGCCCTACGCTTGCTATTTTTGTTCATATCGCTTGCGAATGTTGTTCGCCGTTATCGTGGCGGTCGGGCGTCGGAGTGTGATGCTGGTTAAGGTCAACTATCTTGACTTTGACTTCGCCGCTAATGGCTCCTTGTATTTCGGCGATGATGGCATTAACGAGGCTGTCCGGCATGGAGGGTTTATCTTGAGCGCGGGACTCGTTAAAGGCTCGCACTACATCAGAGAACTCACTTACTGCTATATGGGTTGCAAGTAGCTCGCCGACAAGCTTGGCGGGAAGGTTTTCAATGATAGGTAGAACGGATTCAATGATACGTTCCATACATCGTACTGGGTTAGCACCTCTAAGCTTACCCTGCATTCCTTCGCATGCAAGCTTGACAGACTCATCCTTTGCTAGGTTGCAAAGCTTCCCAAGAGTCTTATGATTGTAGTCGTGGTTCATAGTATTTTGCTTTCGACCGCGCCTTTCGCTCGCGATCTGCGATGCATCCTGAATGGGTGCGAAGCTGGCATTGAGCATTCTAGCTCCTTATATGAATGGTGCCAGGGATTTATTTCGCTTTGGTGCATATATATTTGAGGCTTGCTGGCTTGCTTGGCATCGAAATTGCTTTGCAATTTCGGAGCTAAAGCCTTGCAAATCATGGCATGGCTCTTGCTTGCAGCGAAGGGCAAGGCATGGCGGCTGCTACTTTCAATTATGCCAATACTACTCACAAAGTAATGCTGGCGGCTGAATCCGAGCGGAGCGAGGACCTCAATCGAGTGGTTTGTGGTAGCGTGGTTCTAGGGGGCAGGGGGTATGAGGGGATAGGCAAATATTTCCTAGTGGGGGTATATCATATTTGATTCATATATATACAATACATAGATATACCTTATATCTCAACTAGGAATAATTTTCCTAGCTATGAAATAGCCTCTAGGTAAAAACCACGCTACCACAAACCACGCTATTAAGAACGAAGAAAAAGCGATTAAGTTTTTTAGACCTAATCGCTTTTGTGGTTTAATCGTATTCGTTTACTTCATGTTTAATCACTTTAATCGAAGTAATGTTATGCAACTTTTTCCAATTACATCTATGGTTTTTTCCACCGCATAGTCCACAAACTTCGACCTCTTCTTCAACGAATTTCTTTCGCACTTTTCTCAATATCGGTTCAATTGGTTTTCTAGTTATCGTTTGAACCGTTGTAATATTTGTTACTTTCGTAGTTTCATAATTAGCTTCTAACAATCTTGCTAGTTCTGAAACTTGTTTCGAGCTAACTTCGCTTTTCAGCTTTACCGGTTTTCCTAACAAACTAGCGAGTAAATCCTCGCCAGTTTGAAAGGAAACCGATTGGGCTATTTCATTTTTAGGATTAGCCATAAGATTAATCAGCGTATTCGTCGCTAACGGAATCTCTCGATACTAATCCGAGGCTAATTAATCGCTTTTGCATATTCGAGGCATAACCCCAAGGTTCATTGTGTAACTCGATGCAAAAGGCTTTACGCTTGAATACTTTAACGGGTTCGCCTTTTTCGTTCTCAACAAGAACAGAATCACCATTATCGAAGAAGCCTTCTGCCAACTTTGATAAACCGGCTTCGTGCGCTGCTCCATCCCATTTTTTTGAAGCAGATTGTTGCTTTCCGAGAACCCATTCGATTGCAGCTTTGCTAGGTCCAACCAAGGGTTTCACCTTAACTACTTTCGAGCTATCGCCCATAGTATTATCCTTTCATCCGATTTTTATTTCAAGGAGCATTCGCTTGCCTGCATTCAGGAGCGAACCATATTTGATACTGAGGCATCAAGATAGCAGGGCTTACTTGGCAATGCGATCTTTTTTTTTAAAGTATATTTCATAATTACAAGCCGTGATGGCATTGGAGATGCTTGCTGGATGGAACGAGCAAGCCAGCAAGAACTATGCCGTCCGGCCAATAGGATGGGATGGTTCCGTACTAATACATACTGGCTGGCTAGGCTCCATGGCATCGGTAATGCTAGCGGACAGCGCGCCCGACCTCGCATGGCTGGCGGATAGGCGTACGCCTACGTATGTGTGAGCATGGCCCGTGCCAGTCAGCGTCCGTGGTTCTACGGAGGCCGTAGCACCCGTGGCCGCCATGCTGCACGACGGCCCGTACCCCGCCACCCCCACACGTGCAGGCGCACTGGCTTCCAGTAGGGGACCCCTCCCACACATCGCGTAAAAACCTGAGACCTCTCGATAAGTTATGTTAGCTATGCTAATAGCACTTTGGCGGAACTCGCTTGCATTTTTGCAGAACGAGGAACTCCTATAAGGCGATTTAAGAGGCGCGGAGCCGCCATGATGCTTGGGTATTATTTTTCAATCAAAATCGCTCATATCGAATCCTATAGCGATTTAGCCAAGCCCGTCTACCGTATCGACTCCACGAAATATCTACCGATTGTGGCTTGACAATCAGCAGGCCACAATCTATTGTATCCCTATGAGCGAGCAATGCGTAGAAATCAACAAGCAAGCCAGCAAGCCTTCGACCGAGACCGTCGAGGTAAAGCCCGCCACCCTCGCTGAAGTCCTTGCCGCCCAAGACCTCCAACCCTATGGAAGCAACAAGCCTAGCTAACGAGTTAGCTATCAAGACCTTGGCAAAGGCTGAGCGTCATGGTAATCCTAATGTTGTTGCCGACACTCTTAATAAGACTCCTCGCTATGGGGGCGTTAATGCCGGACTTGAAGACGGCTTCTTTAACGATATCGACCCTCAAATAGAAATAACTAAAGAGCGTCCAATACATCGTCTCATGGTTTTCCTTCATGCTCAAGGGCTTAACTATTCAGAAATCGGTCGCCGCCTTGATAAAGCCCCGTCTTATATATCAAATGTTCTCCGCCAACCTTGGGCGCGAGAACGCCTTGCTGAGGAACTTCGAGATGCTGGCCGTGACGAACTTCGAGAGCTTCTTAAGGGTGCTGCGACCGATGCCGTTCATAAGCTAATTAATCTTAGTGAGACAGCTAACAGCGAATCAGTCCAACTCGGTGCCAGCCAAGCCATTCTAGACCGCTTCCTTGGTAAGCCTAACCAGCCTCTGACTGTTGCCAACGTCGACCCTGAAACCCTTCCCGATTCAGAGCTTGCAAAACTCATTAACAAAAACTGAGTCCGCCGCTAAAGGCGGCAAAGAGACCCCTCCGGGAACCGAAGGTTCCCAACTGGCAAATACCGTACAGGTTAAACCACACCCTGCTGCGGTGCTCTTAGCTCGACGTGAGATGCGCCGTAGCTTTTTGCAATGGTGCCGTCATGTGATGTCATTCCTTGGTCAAGCTCCCGCGAAACATCACGAACTACTTATCTCAAAGCTCCAAGCTATCGAGGACGGCACAGCCACCAAGCACCTGATTATTAACATGCCGCCAGGTTCAGCGAAAAGCACCTACGCGTCTGTGTTATTTCCACCGCACTATCTCGCCAAGCATCCTAACCATACCGTGCTTGCCTGCTCTTATAGCTACACTCTCATTGAAGGTTTCGGGCGTCGATGCCGTAACCTTATCGACGAGAAGCAAAACATTTTAAACATCTCTCTCGCCAAGGATAGTAAAGCTGCTGGTGAATGGGAAACCTCTAAGGGTGGTCGGTACTTCTGTGCAGGTGTTAATGCTGGTATCGCCGGGCATCGCGCCGACCTAGCAATGATTGACGACTATATCGGGACACAGCAGGACGCCGATAGCAAGCTATACCGCGACACTCAGTGGCTCTGGTATCTTAATGACTTCAAGCCTCGCCTTAAGCCTAATGCCTTCCAAGTCATCATTGCTAACCGTCGCCATGAGGATGACCTCGTTGGCCGCATCCTTAAAAACGAGTCAGAGAAGTGGGAGGTTATCCGTCTACCCCTCATTGCAGAGGATGATGATGTATTGGGTCGGAAGACTGGTGAGCTTCTCTGGCCAGAGTGGTTTAACCAGAATATCATTGACACCGCCAAGCAAGACCCTCGAACCTTTAGTGGGCTTTACCAACAAAGGCCAACACCTGAAAGTGGTGACTACTTCCAGCGGTCATGGATAGAACCATACTACTATAAGGTTGACGAGCTTCCTAAAGACTTGCGATACTATATCGGGTCTGACCATGCCGTTTCATTACGAGAGGCCGCTGACCGGACGTGCCTAATCCCTATCGGTGTTGATGTTAACGACGTGATATGGGTTCTCCCTGATGTCTGGTGGAAGCGAGCTAATACTGGCGAGGTAGTCGAAGCCATGATTGATATGGTAAATCGGCGCAAACCTATCTCATGGTGGGCAGGCAAAGAGCATATCACTTCCTCGATTGGCCCGTTCCTTTATAAAAGGTGTCGTGAAAGGAAAACCTATTTCACTATCGAGGAAACAACCTCAAAGCGTGACCTTCGTATTAGAGCACAGGCAATAAAAGGTCGTATGCAAATGGGTATGATAAGGTTTCCTGCCTTCGCTACATGGTGGGCGGATGCCTTGCACGAACTCCTTACCTTCGATGCCGGTCTACATGACGACTTTATCGCCGCGCTTAGCGAAATCGGAATGGGCTTGCAGCGAATCACGAAGCCATCAAAGCAGGTTGCGGTAGCAACCTTCGACCCTACCGCACCATGGCGACCCACGTTCAAATGGATTAAAGAGAATGAACGCGAACAAGCCCGCGAGACTGAGATTAGGAAACTAGACTACTAAGCCCGCGACGCTTCGCATCGCAAAGCACCATGCCCGAACAGCTTGAACAACCTCAACGCGAGTCGGTCGAGCAAGCACCGCAACAAGATGGTGCCGAAAAGCCCAAGCTCGATATAAAGCCCGATGACCTCAAAGAGGCACAAAAGCGTGCGGTCAAGCAATGGACTACCCGTATTAACAACGCTAAGAAGAAGTTCGGTGATGCCTTCAAACGGATGCGCGACAATATGAGCTTCGCCTCTGGGTTACAATGGGCCGGACAAAACACCATCGAAGATGATAGGTATGTTGCTAACATGACCATTAGGACAATCAATCAAAAGGTCGCTATTCTCTATGCCCGCGACCCCAAGTCGGTAGCACGGAGGAGAAAGAGGCTTGACTTCCAAGTATGGGATGGCCAAGTCGAGTCGCTCCAACAAGCCATGGTTGGCATGATGACGAACCCATTAGACATCGCATCTCAGGCTCTAATGATGGACTTCGCCCACGGAAAACAATGGGAAGCAATGCTTGACAAAGTTGGAAAGACCCTCGAAATCCTTTTCCAATATCAGCTTGACTCTCAAGATGTTGAGTTCAAGCTTCAAGCTAAACAGCTTGTTCGTAGGATATGCACCTGCGGAGTTGGATATGTTCGTGTCCAGTTTGAAAGAATGTTCGATGGCCCGACCGATGACAATGGTACTTTAGGCAACACCATTCTTGACCGAGGCCAACGCATCAAACACCTCGTCGAGAAGCTCGAATCCAAAGAACTTGACTACTGTGATGCCACCGTCGAGCAGATTAGACTTCTCACGGAAAGCCTTGGTGCCTCGCTACAGCGTGGTGAACAGATGGAGCTTAACGAACGCCTTGAGTACCACTTCCCTTCCTCGACCGCTATTATAGTTGACCCCAACTGCCGCAACCTCAAAGGCTTTGTTGGAGCTAACTGGGTGGTCGAGGAGTTTATCGTGCCGCTCGACGAGGTCAACGCTCTCTTTGAAACCGATATTAAGATAAGCCTTACCGGTGACGGGGTGCAAACCTATAGCGAAACAGGCCAAGAACAATTAGTAGCTATTAACGACGATGGACAGCCGGATGTTAAACAGAAAAACCTAGTCTGTTTATGGAAAGTCTATGATAAGCGGACGAAATCATGCTTTCATCTCGTCAATGGCTGGAAAGAATATGTTAGCGAGCCTGAACCAGTCTATCCCGACGTGCCGGGCTTCTGGCCTATCCGCGCTATCATGTTTAATGACGTGGAATCCGACCCAACCACGAAGGCTTCTATCTATCCGCCGAGTGATGTTGACCTAATGAAGTCTGCCCAGAAAGAATGGAACCGCACCCGCGAGACTCTACGTGCTCATCGTAAGGCTAACCAACCAAACTACATAGCTGGCGAAGGAACAGTCTCCGAGACCGATAAGGATGTCATTAAAAATGCGGTGCCGAACGAAATCATCTTCTTAAAGCAAATCCCGGTTGGTACTGATGTCACAAAGGTTATCGTACCCGTTCCCAAAATCCCAGTCGACCCTGCTATTTATGACACCGCTCCATTAACCCAAGATATTCTACAAGCGGTAGGCCAACAGGAGGCCAATCTTGGCCCCGCGAAACCAAATGTAACTGCTACCGTAGGAAACATCGCGGAACAAAGTCGGTTAACAATGTCGTCATCGAACGTTGATGACCTTGACGACTTGCTAACATGGCTTGCTAATGTGAGCGGTGTTGCAATGCTTAAAGAGTTTTCCACCGAAACAGTCAAAAGAATCGTTGGGCCGGGAGCTGTATGGCCGACCCAACAAAAAGAGGACTTTATAAATGCAATCTATCTTGAAACATTGGCTGCATCGTCTGGTCGTCCTAACAAAGCGTTGGATGTCTCGAACTTCCAGCAAATCGCCCCATTACTCGTCCAAGCAGGGGCTAACCCGATAGGCGTTATAGAGGAAGGAGTACGAAGATTAGATGACCAACTCGATGTCTCGAAGTTTTTCCCGGTGCAGTTACCACAAATGGGTGGGGGTATGCCGCCGTCGCAGCAACAAGGGCCACAAGGCAATCCCAAACAAGGCCCACCGCCGCCGAATCCTCAAAATAACGGCGGCTAAATAATTTATGCCTGATGAAAATAACGAGGACGTAAAAGACAAAGTGGATGATTCGTCCCAATCTACGGACGTAAAAGACCAATCGGATTCGTCGACCGATAAAGACGGAAAAGAACCTGCTTCGTTAGCAGCAGCGATAGCTGCTGTGACCGACAAAGCGAAGGGCGATGAGGACTCGTCAACCTCCGATGAAGGTGATATTAGCGATGCTAATAAAACCGATGATAAGACCAAAAAGGACGGTGACAAAGAACCCGCCGCCCAAGACGATAAGGATAGTAAACAGTCTCCACGTGACCAACGTATCAAAGAGGTTTTATCGGAGCGTGATAGCGCGAACCAACAATACGAAAGAGCAAAGCCCTTAGTTGAACAGGCTACTGCCCTCAATGAATATTGTCAGGCAAACGCTATCAAGCCAAAACAGGTAACCGAGGCTCTAAAGCTCCTCGCTTTGTTGAATAATAACCCAGCGGAGGCCCGCAAGATGTTGCAGCCGACGCTAGACTACCTCGACAAGTATCAGGATGGAAAGCTGCCTAACGACCTCGCTAACGAGGTAACCGAGGGCACAATCACTGAAGCAAGAGCTAAAGAAATCGCGTCGTTAAGAGCACAACAGGAGAACTTAAAACATGTTAACTCACGGTCTCAACAGACCTATGAGCAACAGGTTTCGAGTGCTCGCACCGCTGCTCTCAACTCGTGGGATATGTCGAAGCGGGGTAATGACCCAGACTTTGCTCCCAAGAAAAACGACGCCCCGGACGGGAAGTACGAACTAGTTGTGTTAAAGCTTAAGGAGCTCGCACAGACTAATCCACCACAAACCCCTGACCAGTTCGTAGCTCTCGCTGAAAAAGCTTATGACGCTGTTAACAAGACTGTCCAATCCTTTCGTCCTCGACCCCGGCAAACTAAGCCGAGCCTGTCGTCAAATGGTTCTCAAACGAACTCGCACGACAATACTGACATAACAAAGTTTAAAAGCCTTTCTGAGGTAACAAAACATGTCCTTGCTCAAGGTCGTGCATAAGAAACAATAACTAAAAATGGCTGCATTAGGATTAACAGTAGCGAACGACATCGTCAATGCCGCGCTTACTTATTATGTAAGGGGCAAGACGCTCCCACAGACTATGGAAGAGCGTCCGCTTGTCCGTGTTCTTCGTGAAAAACAAAAGACGTTTCCTGGTGGAAATATCCAGGTCAGCTCCCCTGTACAAGGAGCCTATATGTCTGATACCGCGGGGTTCTTCTCCGGTTTTCAGGAAGACGATGCCCTCACTTTTGCGGGTGCATCTAACATTCTACGTGCTCAGTATCCTTGGAAGGAGATGCACGCAGGACTATGGATAAGCGAAACCGAGTTGAAAAAGGACGATATATCCGTTACCGATGATATGAAGACCTCCGAGCACTCTGATTCCGCAGCGACTCGCCTGACTGGGTTATTGGAAAATCGGCTTGATGACTTCACTGAGTCGTGGGCACGAGCCTTTAACCTGACCTGTTGGAAGGATGGCACTCAGGATGCGAAGGTGTTTCCCGGTATCCAGTCTATCTTGACTACGGGGGACCCCTCAGTTGGCACCACAGGTGGCCTTAACCGGGCAACCTACTTTTGGTGGAGGCATCGTGTTAGTTTGAACATCGCCGCTTCCGGCGCTAACCAAACTCTCACACGTTTCCTCCGTACCGAGCTACGCCAGTTAATGCGTTATCAAGGTAAGCCTAACGTTGCTCTCTGTGGTAGCGATTTCATTGTTGCCTTGGAACTAGAGGTTGGCGAGAAGGGCTATTACACCGATAGTGGATGGGTTAATGAGGGCAAGACTGACTTCGGCATGGCTAAGATGCGCCTTAAAGGACTGGGTACATTTGACTATGACCCCACCCTTGATGACCTCGGCCTTTCCAAGTACTGCTATGTGTTGGATACCCGTCGTATCCGTCTCCGTCCAATGGAGGGTGAGGAAAACAAGCTAAGGATGCCGACCAGACCCTATAACTACTTCGTGTTCCTTAAGAGCATGACGTGGACAGGAACCCTAGAGGCTACGCAGCTTAACTGTAACGGTGTCTACTCTGTCGCATAAAGGATACTAATATGACTAACAAGCAAAAACTAATCATTGCATTCATCGTGGTTGGCTTGATGGCTTTGGCCTTTTTAGGTCGTGGCTCTGCTAGCCACCAGACTCAAACATTCATCCACGGGCAACAACTTATAGTGTCTAACAACACGACCGTAACGAATGGCGAAATCGGGGTGTTCTATATCAGTCGGGCTGGAGCGAACCTTCAGTCGGGCTTTACAAATAGTGTGCTCGTGACTAATGGGACAACCGTCGTAACCAATACCATTAATATTAATGATGGCTGGGCCGAGGATTGTAATATGGCTGCTGATAGTGTTGGTCAAGTTCAAACTAATGTCTGTGTAACGCTCATGGCTAACTGGACAAATATATTCTTTGCTCCAAACCAGAATGCGTTTCAGCTTGGGACGAACCCGACGAACGTCATCACACCTAACACAAGCTCATCGAATACCCTTACCTTGATATTCGTAAGGCAATGCGATACATCGTTTGGTAATATCTCTCAGTCTTATGGCAACAATACTACAAATGACTCATTCACTTGGACTATTGTTGCTATCACGAATGGAATAACAGCTACTACGAACCTACCAGCCTCGTTTACCGCGGGTGCTAGAAGGATTCGTCTCTTGACTGTGGCTGCTAACAACACCAGTTCTTCCGCTGGTATCATCGTTAACTCGGTGACTCTAAGTGGATTCACCGCAACCAGTCCCTAATATGCAAATAGCTAAATGTCGGGTCGTGTTAAACCACTTTGGTTCCTCAGTGGAAAAACACGACATCACACCAGCCGAGGCCCAGGTGCTACAAGAGATGCATAACATGAACGTGGGTTCAGATTGCATCATCGACCTTAAGGCTTCTGGCAAAGCACAGGTCAGAGAGCTTGACCCCAAGGACGACGAAAAGACTATCCTTCGTGACCGCACGCCGTTAGAGGAAGTGTCACGGTTAAAACGAATCTATAATGCGAAATTCGTTGAGAAGCTGTTTCCGGGCCGTAATCCAACGGTGCCGGAAACCTTTAAAGAGGCCGGGATTCAAGAGGGATTGGCCTTCCAGTCCACAGGTAAGGCTCCAGAACGACCCGCTAATCGGTCTTTCCCTAGCGAGAATCGTGAGGATTACGTCGTCAACGCCTAACTAAAATGGCACGCGGAACACCACTTGCCCTACTGCGCTACATGTTACAAGCCGAGGTTGGCGATGCCTTGACATTGATTAATACTGATATCACTGCAACCTATAACCAAGTGCTTGCTAACATGCAAGCGTGGTTGGCGGTGGAGTATGATTGGCCGAACCTTCAAGTGAGGTATGATGTGACGGTGAACCCTCAAGTGAGATACCTTTCCTTACCGAATATTAACTATGAACGTGCGCCACGAGTATATGTAAAATGGTCAACAACATGGAAACCTCTTGAAATCGGTATTGACGATGAAGAACTAAATACAACTGATAGCGACATAGGTAGCCAAAACGACCCAATACAAAAATGGGCCTTGGCTAACCAAGCCGAAGTGGTTCCGCCTTTGACCGCTCCAAACCAAGCTATATCAGGTGTAGGGTTAACAGGTATATATCAATATGCCGTGACTTATGTTTCGGCTTTCGGGGAGACCTCGGTTGGGCCATCAGTGACAACAGCGAACCTAGCCAACCAAGGAATTAGTCTAACAAATATCCCTATCGCACCACAAGTGGTGATGCAGCAAGGTCTCGGCGGAACGAATGTTAGCGTGGTGACTGCTCGTAACATCTATCGAACCAAGACTGGCGGTTCAACCTTTTTCTTCCTCAAGACGATAGCGGATAACACTACTACGACCGCTACTGATGTCGCCGCTGACACTACCCTAGGTGCTGCCCCTCCTACTTATAACACCGCCGAAGTAACCCTATTCGAGATATGGCCGATACCGGCGTCGTCACAAACAGTAAGATTCACCGGTCAACGAAACATCTCACCCCTGATAGCTGACACCGACACCGCCGACCTTGATGACTTAATGATAGTGTTGTTCTCCGCCGCCGAGATTCTTACTCGTAACAAACAACAAGACGCCCCGTTAAAGCTTCAAAAAGCCCAATCAAGGCTTAACTATGTTAGAGCAGCCTATCCTCGCCGCACCTCTCATGTCGTCTTCGGCGGTGGTCAAGAACCAGAGATTAAAAAGAAAGTCGTCCCAATGATAATCATAGCTTCTCACTAATATGCAATCACGAACATTCCCCTTTCAGACAGCAGTAGCGAATTACCAAGTCCCTGTTCCGATACCAGCGACCCTTGTATTGGAGAAGTTTGAAGGTTATCTTGATGGAACCGCTCCGGCATACTTGCAGATTCATGACCTTTTAGCCGCGAACTTATCAAGCGGAGTCTCGATACCGATTCGCTCCTTACAGTTACTAGCCAACACCGGCTTTCTATGGCAATACATAGATGATAACTTTACCCTGCCCGCCCTAGCCAATGGGTTATTGTTTACTCTTTCCTCGACTAACGAAGTCTTTACCACTTATGCTGGTGGTAATATGGAACTTTCTGTCACCCTCGAAGACTGGGAGATGGAGACGGTTAACAAGATGACCAGTCAGAGTGGTAACACTCAAGATGGAACGGTGGTGCCGATAGCTCCCACGGTGGTTGGTGATTTAACTACTTTAATAAAAAGTCGCGTAATATGGGCTGGGGGAATTAATGAGCTTTTAAAACTAGAATGCTCTAATGCTGTTGGGGCAACCACCACGCGAATACAAATCTTTGCACACATTGCAGCCAACAACGACAAGCCCTTACTAGGACAAGATTATCCAATAACAGCCGGAGACACTTTAACCTTAAACTTTGGTAACAATAGTGGTTTTCATCCTATGAGGCAGACGGCAGCGTACGCGTTAAACACCCTTTGTGTGGTCAAGGCAAGCACAACAGCCGGGGTGTTGACTGCCCCGGCTGGTAATGATATAACTGTTCGCGGAACCTATCTACCTGAATGAAAAAGCTTTTATTGTTTTTGTTATTGGTTTCGTTTGTGGCTAGGTCACAGCCTTTAAGCGGGCCGTATCCACAAGGGGGTGGGGGTAGTGGTGGGGCAACAAATGGTATTCAGCAACTAAATGGAATAGGAACAAACACAACCATTGTTTCGTCCGGGCCGTTGTCTTCTGCACTTTCAATTGGCGATTCAAATAGCACTGTAAGGTCTCAATTTCTACCAAACGGTGACTTTACCAATAATCAAACGATAAGAGTCGGAGGAGGTATTGTTGGCAACGGCTCCGGGCTGACGAATATTAGCGCCTCAGCCATCAATGGAATTCTTTTCAATCAGAATACTGATGTTGCGCCAAATGGAAATGACTCGATAGCAGTTCGTGGCGGGTTTGTTCCCTTTGCCACGCCAAAGGCGGCAGTTCAGGCATCTTTACCGGGTGACACGGTGCATATCTGGGCAGGGCTTTACACCAACCAGATTCAGATTCTCAGCAATGGGGTTAATTTGGATTTTGTTGGAACCGTGCTGATGAGCAATTTTGTGGATGACACAGTGGCGAGTTCATGGAAACCCATCATGGATGACTCGATTGGCCCGATTACCAACCGAATCACCGGAAAGCCCAATTTCTATATCAACATTGGAACAAATGTCTCGGTAGTGACTTCTGGTTTTGGGACAAACAAGCATCCGACATTTCTAGGCTCAACAAATTTTTTGGATTACGTGAGCATCACGAATCCGGGGACGGTGTTGCGCTGGTCAACTGGCACTTGGACAATCGAAGACCATAACTCTGTGGCAGGTCGTAGGGTATTGGACATTCTCGGATGCACGAATGCGATGATAGACTTTGATGATATCATTCCAGGAACCAACATCGTTTCGTATGTCACTAATAGCCAGACATGGACTTATCCGCAATACACCAACGTTGATGACGCCATTGTGTGGGGATTTGGGGATGTGAGCATGGTTGGGAAAAAAATCGGCCCAATGTTTCAGTATGGGGAATGGTCTGGCGAACCGTCTGACAGCATTATTCACACGAATAATTTCTTCCTAACCTGCCCTGATATGCAGTCCAAGATTTACACTTCGACCGCACCCACCAACACGCCGGCGATGGATGCGGTTTATCGGTCGTGGTATAACGTCGACTGGTTGCATTGTAGCAACGCATATGCCGGTGAATGCGTGACATTTCAGGGCGGATACAACTATCTTAATTTTCAAAAGATTTCAGACGATAAAGTTGGCGGTAATAATATCACCGTTCTAGGGACGGCAAATGCATGGCTCACTGGACATAAGATTACCGCAAATGGGGGATGGTGGTTGAAGACATGGGGTGGTGGTAATACAAATGGAAACTCATCGGTTCACATGAACGTCTTGGAATATGACGCGACAGCGAGCGGAGTTTCAGCCACGGGAGGATTTTTGTTCCAGGGACAGCAGCGGGTGGACATTGAGGGCGGCGATTGTCATGTGCCGAGTGGCATTCCGGTGTTTTACAACAATGCGACCGGGTCAGGTGGACTGACCAATAATGGACAGGTTTATTTAAAGAATATGACGATTGACAATTCGGCAGGCGTGGGCGCAACGAATTATCCAGTCATTGTTGATACCAACGGGCTATTTTTGCAGAACTGCGTCATTATTGCACCAACCAATTCCGAGAGCATCTTCTCAGCCACGGCCCAGAATGTTGGAATACTTGGAGGCAATATGGCCAACAGATTAAAGGACGCCAATGTGACGCTCTCGCCATTAGGAACATTCACCGTGGACGCCAATGTGAAATAATATGAAAAAAGTAATCATCCTAATCGGTTTTCTGGGTTTGTTGGTCTGGATTGGGAGAACGCAAACCAACTACACCGGGTCAACTATCGGAACTTCGTTCAATGGCACTCATCTTGGCAACGGCGATGCCATTACCAGCATTCGCTATCGTGCCGGAGTGACAAATATTGGCAACCTTGCCACCAGCGTCGCCGTCACGTTTGCCTCAGCATTCCCAACCACCACGGGCACGAACTATTATGTGGCTATTTCATTCGACCAAAACATTGCTTCAGCGGTTTCTGCCGCGGCAACCAGCAAGACAACCAATGGGTTCACAATATCCTTAAGCGCTGGAATCACGGGAAATACTACCGTGGACTACATGGCCATACCATACCAATGACCGCGAACTTCCAGGGCAGAAATGACTCAACAGAGTTTCTTAAAAAGAAGCTAGTCGTTTTAACTCGTGTTCCTCGTATCCTTATTGTGGACGATGATGCGGCAGACCGGTTTCTTCTTAAAAATCTATTAAGTAGGTATAAGGTTGAAGTGGTTGAGTGTTCTAACGAATCCACAGCGGTTGACATAATTGTGAATAACGAGTTTAACATCGTGTTTCTTGATGTGAGGCTTATTGAGGGTGATGGATTTGATGTTTACAAGCGTGTCAAGGCAACGAAACCCGACCAGACAATCATCGTGATGACTGGATATGATGATGTTTCGATACGAGAGAAGCTGCTCGAAATCAGCCCGCAGTTTTTCTGGCGCAAACCCATCAAGGCGTCGGATTTGGACAACATCTTTGAAACCCTTAAACCCAATGCCTGAGACCTATTCATTCACCAAGGAACATTCGCAAAAGCTCGATGACATTCATGAGGCGTTGGTGGGCAATCCACTCGACCCCAAGGCCCCGCCGGGATTGATTGCCACGGTTTTAAAACATCACGACGACCTGTATGGTGAAAAAGATTCCAAAGAACAAGGTATCAAACAAAAGGTTGAGCGGCTGGACGCGACTCAAAACGAATGGAAGTGGAAAGCCGCAGGGGTGTTGGCGGGGCTTGGTGCGGTAGCAGAAGGACTACGGTATATATTCTTTAGGCATTAAACAACTATTATGAACTGGAAACAATGGAAACGCGGATTAGTGGTGGCCGTGGCGACAGCATTCGCCACCGGCCTTGCAACCCTTACAATAGGAGTTAATTGGAAGCAAGCAGGCATCCTTACTCTTGCTTTGATTGGTAAGGATATGTTGCTTTACATGGCACAGCATCCCGCCGATTCGATTCAAGATACAACCTTTATATCTAAACCTCCAACCACGGAAATAAAACCATGAAAAAGATAATCACTATAGCAGTCTTGTTAGCAACCCTAACAAGTGTTAAAGCACAAACAACAAACACGACCTCAGAGTTACCCGGCGGATTCGGACAACTCGCCAATGATTTCGGTGCGTTTTTTAAGGATGCCACGAATTACTTTGGCAAGGGTCTTCGCGTCGGCTCGTATGCTCTTTATAACCAACACCAAGTAGGTGCCTTAGTTGATGTCGTTTATCCTATCAACAATAACATGGGTGTCGGATTCGGTGTCGCCTACCTCGACCATACCTTTTACGATACCACTATTAACTGGAACGTTGGCACTACATGGTCAGCACCATTAGTCGGTAAGATTTACACATGGGCTGAGACAGGGCCGTATCTTGACCTGCATAGTCATGCGGTAGGTGCTCAGTCCTTTGTAGGCTTGACCAAGGACATCTCTATATCGTCATGGCATATCTTTGCATCAGGCGGCGTGGGTAACATATCTACTCGTCCCGGTCAAACCTATATTGGCGGCTTCTCCGTGCGGCCTCCCAGCTGGTAACCTTCAACACTCATGAAAAGGAGCGACATCCCAAGCTGGTTGTTAACCACGCTAGCTTGTGGTGTTCTTTGGCTTTTCATACTGGTGATGCCGTCATGCGTAATGGATAAAGCCTTGGTAAACAAGAATAACTCCCCTCATGTTATTAGCAACTCATGGCAGCCGGATATAAACCCGACAAGAGTGGTCGCCGTGCCTTCAAGATTTGTTCAAGTCGCCTCTGCTTTTAGCCCTGTTCCAAGGACATTTACTCTATCATGGCAATACTATGATACTAACTTAGTGAACTCTTTAAGCAATGTGATGTTTATAGTGATGCACTCGACAAGTCTTGATAGTCCAAGCTGGCAAAGTCTTGGTGGAACAACCGATACGGTGTTTCAAATCACTACGACAAATCGGATGGATTTTTACCGTGTCAAGACTTATAACCGGCTTACTCACGAGTTTAGTCTATGAGCTACTTACAGATTAGTAACTTTAAATATGGGCTTGATACTAGGAGAAACGAGTTAACCTCGCAGCCCGGTTCGTTAGCCGTTTTAACGGATGGCCATATCAACCAAGGCGGTGAGATTGAGAAGCGGAAAGCCTTTTCGTTATTTGCGAAACTTCCTTCACAGGTTTATGGTCTTGAAGCCACGACTTCTGGTCTTGTATCTTTTGGTAGCATTGCGCCGCCCACAATGCCGACGGGTATAGTTTATCAAAGGCTAATAGACCCTGCTGGCGGAAACATGACGGGGTATATTAATTCCACCCAATTTAATGGTTTAGCATTCGTTCTAGCTAACTTTGATAGCTCGCTAACATGGCCGTTTTATAATAGTACTCTGGTGGCAGAGAGCGTTAATGGAAAGGTGTTGACTACGAACCAGACTACACTGGCACAGAATCTTGCAAACCTTATAGCGGCTCTGCCGGGATTCTTTACCTCAGCGGTGACCACGGCTGGTGGCTTTGCCTCATTTCAATTTTGGTCTCAAGCCGGAGTTAATTTTAGTGTTATTCTCGTAATGGGTTCGGGGTCGACAGGTCTGGTCACCACAACCCAGCTTTATTCTTCTGTTCCTCAGATACCAGCAGTGGCAGCCACGGGTGGATTTCAAATAACTGGCGGGTCGAGTGCGCTAAGTGGTGGGATAACGAGTGTTAAAGTTAACGGAGTCGAGATTTATAACACGACAGGGTCAGTGCCGACTTTACCTTTTAATGACTCTGCTGGAACGGGGACGGCGTTCGACGCTATTAATAATAACCAGACCGCCGCAGACCTTGTTTATAAGATAAATCTTGGGATAAGCACGCCACAGTACTCAGCAGTCGCAAATGCTAACATGGTCACCATCGCGGATAATGCTTCTCAAGGAGTGGCGGATAATGGGTACGTGGTGCAGGTCACAACCGTTGGCGATATGTGTGTTGATGATGCTTCGTTTAAATTCACTGGTTCGGTTAACGGCGACACCTGCACCGGGATTCTTGCAGGAGCAACACAGATAATGAGCGGCACAGTAACAAGGGGTGTTAGTGATACCGACATCACCTTCGCTGCCGCGGTCGCCGCTAACATAGTAGCCTTTCATGGCACATCTGGTTATACAGCTTCAACGGTTTCCGGCACTACCACGGTTCGAGTTAGTAAGCTCGTTCGTAATAGTAACGATGCTGTGCCCGCGAATCTTGCGGTGACCACTGCTGGTACCGTTGCTGTCGCTCCCGGCACAAGCGGCTCAACAAACACCGGCGTCGGTCTTGCAGTATCAGTGTCGCCATTACAAGTTGTCTTTGCAGCGCACCAAAACACAGGCATAAAAACCGTTGGGCCAATAACGGGTGTAGCAAGTGGTGGAAAACCTCCTTACACCTATCTTTGGGAGATAGTTAATTCTTTCGGAAATAATTGGACTGTGAACTCACCCACTACAGCAAGCTCAACATTTAGTGCCTTTATTGACACATCTAAGCAAAGACCTATTAATGGAACAGCTCATTTAACCGTTACCGACACAGCTGCCGTAAGTGTTAAGTCCCAAATAGTATCCCTTGTAATCACACCATAACGATATGCCGACCACTAACGTAACATATCTTTTAACCTCAAAAAGCATGGCGGGAGGGGTAGCGGGTGTGGCTGGACAAGGCCAAACATATCAAGTTAAGTTTAACAATGCGTTCTCGTTAACCGACGCATACCAGTTTGATATTGTTAACGTGAGCCAAGTATTATCAGTAGGAACGGGTGACTTGTTTTTAAACTCTCTTTCAGGAAACACCTTCAACATCTGGCAAGGACAATGGTTTGGCCAATCACCATTATTTTTAGGTGAGGCTAGTTATGTTCTCACCTTTGGCCTTTTGTTTGGAGTACCATTCGCTCCTTATGCGATGCCGCTGTTAACGATGAACACCAAGCTTTACACGGGTGACGGTAACGGCTTTGCTTTCTCGGCCATTAATGACCCGACGTTATGGAATAGTCGCTCCGACACTGGGTCGGGGCAGGTTAACGTGCAAAATCAAGAAAGCACTCAAGAGATAGTGCAAGGGCTTAACATCTATCAAGGTCAGCTTGCAGTCTTCATGCGGCACTCGATACAAATATGGCAGGTTAATGCTGACCCAGCACAATATAATAGGGTGCAGACCTTGGAGAACACCGGCACAATAGCCCCGTTATCAGCGCAGGGTATTGGAGAATTAGATGTTATATATCTATCGGATACCGGGTTTCGTTCCTTACGAGTACGGGATAGTAGTTTAAACGCTGTTGTAACCGATGTTGGCTCGTCGGTGGATAGCCTTGTAACGGATGACCTTAATGCTCTTAGTATTCAAAACTGGCCTATCTCATTAGCTATTGCGAGTTGTGCAGTGGTTGAGCCACAGTCGAACCGGTATTGGTGCTACCTTAACGGGAAGATATATGTGCTATCATACTTCCCAGCAAGTAAGATTATCGCGTGGTCAATTTATACCTGCACCTACACAGATAGCTTTGGTAACGTGTTAACCTTTGTGCCTCAAAAGTTTCTTATTTTTAAGGGACAGGTGTATGTACTTGCAAAGTCCTCTAATACAGATGAGGTGGTTTTACAGTATGGAGGAACTAATAACAACACCTTTGATAAAACTCAGTGTATCGTCGAGACTCCGTGGCTAGATTGTAAAAAGCCGGGACATGCGAAGGTTGCACGTGGAATGGACGTAGCACTAACAGGAACATGGGATTTTGCATTCGGCGTGGACTATGTGGATGAGTCTTTGACAAAAGTGGTAGGGTCATTGACTCATAGCTCTTTTGATTTTGGCTCGATAAAGGTTACTGGTAACGGGAACTTCTTTAAGATTCGCGCTACCAGTAAGGCTGATACCAATGCCGCAACCTTGTCAAGTTTAATATACTACTTCGAGGAAGGAAAAGAAGGATGATTTCGTCGAGACTAACATGGGTAAGGCTGGCGAAGCAGGATGACCTTAGGGTGTTGGAGGCAGCAGCAAAAGTGGATGGGCATGGTGTGATAGCACCGACCCATATTGTGGAGAAAGACCAGACGATAGTAGGGTATTATAGTCTTGGTTGCGTGCCAACTATCTTTTCATGGATGGATAAAGACCGAGTCACGCAACGAGATAGCTTGACCACGCTAAGTCTTGCTGAGAACGAATTAGCCTTACGGGTCGGTCAAGGTAGCTTAATCTGTATCCCGTGTCAGAAAGACTCACCGTTCCATGATGTCTTGACGGGGCTGGGGTATGAATCGGTCGGTGAGGCAACAATCTTCATAAAGAAACTATAACGATATGTGTTTTGGCGGCGGCAGCAACGCGGGCGACCAAGCTCGGCAGCAGCAACAACAGCAACAAGCTGACATTACTAAAGGTCTTGGCCAGATTAACCAAGTTTTTAGTGGATTCGACCCGCAGTTTTATCAACAACGAGCACAAGCTTATTATAATTATGCTTTGCCATATCTTCAACAACAAACTCAAAACCAGCAAAACCAGCAAGCCTTTGGGTTGGCGAATCGTGGGTTGTCACAGTCAACGACGGCGAGAGACCAACAAGCACAACTAGCCTCTTATACAGGTCAGCAACAGCAAAACATAGCGAACACCGGCATTCAACAGGCGCAAGACCTTCAGTCTCAAGTTGGACAGGAACAGTCGAATCTTATTAGTCAGCTTGAAGCCTCAGCTAACCCGGGTGCGACAACCCAACAAGCTTTAGCGGCAGCTTCAAGGTTCGCAGCACCTTCCGCTTTCCCCGCTATTGGTAACCTCTTTGGTAACTTTGCTTCTATATATGGAGCTAATCAGCAAGCTAACCAATATAACAACTTTGCTCGTCAGTATCTTAACCCATATCAAGGGTATAGTGGTATTGGTAACTCGGTTAACCTAGTAAATAAATAATATGTGTCTAGAAGCTTTAGCAGTTGGCTTGACATTAGCAGGCACGGCGGCTTCCGCTAAGGCAGCGTCGGACACCGGTGCGGCTGAGAATAGTGCTGCGAACGCCGAGCTACAGCGACAAGCCCAGTTTCAGCAACAGGGTAAGCAGCTTTTTAATCAGTCATTAGGACAGTCGACACCACAAGTAGCGAAGCAACAGCTACAACAAGGTACGAATCAGGCGTTACAACAGTATCAAAACATCCAGTCTATTCCACTGACTAACCAGCCAACGACAGCAGAGCAGACAACTCGAAACCAGTTGTTTAATCAGTCCGCAGCCCCGTTACAAGGCTATAATAACTTCTCAATGCAACAAGCCATCAAAAATCTTTTGGCGCAGCAGAATCTTGGAGTCGTTAGTGGTAACGCTCAAGCATCAGCCGGGGTGTTGCCATTAGAGTTACAGCAAGCCGCGCAGTCACAGCAAGGTCTTGCTGGGCTAGGCTCGCTGCTATCAAGTGCTGGTGGTCTAGCCGGTATATATGGAGCTTATAACGGTGGCGGACTCTTTGGAAAAGGGAGTCCTTGGTTTAGCGGTAACGGAGTCGGCTCGACCGGCCCATTCGGATTTGCAACACCACATTAAACTATTATGCCACTCGTAGGAACTAGCCCGTGGGCGGACGCAGCTAACTTTGGTGCCGGATTCGGCAACCAGGTAGCCGGAATACTGGAGCAACAACCCTTGATGAGGATGCGACAGCTTCAAATGTTGCAAGACCAGCGTGAGAGCAACGCGAACATATCGCAGCTTGGAGCACACGCCGGGTTATATAATGCCCAAGCCGCGCAGCTTAACCAGCAGAACACCAACCAACCCTTGATGAATCAAGCGGCGGCGACGTTCGCTCAGTCATTATCCACCGGCGATAAAACGAATGCCTATAAAGCTATGGGCGACCTTTTAGCCCATGCTAGTCCCTCAGACATGAAGGACTTTGCTACCTTGATAACAAGGGTGGTTTCGACAGGTGCTTCGGGATTAGGTCAACCTGGAGCTAAGGTCGACCCTGCTAACGCTGCTGCCGCAACGGGGATGGAAGGCTTTATTACCCCAAGGAATATCCCTGCTAACAATATCCAAACGGATGCTCTCGGTAATATTATGAATCGTGGCATTGTTAGCCAAGCACCGGGAGTAACGGACTATGTGCCACCCGGAGTATCGCCGTTAGCGAATGCTGTGACTAGCCCAGTTCAACCTCGTGGGACTGGTGGTTTCAATCCTTCGTCAGCAATGGCATCGTTTATCAAGAATAACCCGGATGCATCGGTTGAACAGATTGTTGACTTCGGTAACAAGCTTAAACAAGGTATGTCGACACCGACTGGTGGTGCTCCTTCTGGTAAGGTTGCCGTGAAAGACCCTTCTGGTAAACCCGGATTCATACCACAAGAACAGCTTCAAGAAGCTTTGAAACAAGGATATACTCAGTAATGGATATTGACTTTCAGCCCGCAATAGACTTTGTTCCTAGCGATGCAAAGCCTATTGATTTCCAGCCTAGTGCTATTAGCAGCCCTAACAAGACCGCCTCGAAAAGACCACATTTAACGAGGGAGCAGATTCAAGACCAGGTTAACAGTAGGTCAGGTTTTGGTAATAGCCCGTTTATGGGCAAGTTGATGGGTGGCCTTGGTGCAATAGGAGATTATGTTGTTACCCCATTAGCTCACCCCGTTGACACCCTTCTTCGTGCACCCGATACCATTCAAAACCAGATAGCTTATTCGATTCCTTCGACTGGTATCCAACAAGTTCCACTTCGTCCGTATGAACAGCCAGCGTTACCTATTCAGCCAGTCACAACTAGCGATGTCGCTCAGTCGCTAGGCCAAACCGGGCTACCTAATGCCGTGCAAGGCCCGTTAGTGGATATTCTTACCGCGTTGAGGAATGCTGGCGGTGAGACGATTAGCGGTTTGACCACCCCGCAAAACCTAGCTACCCTGCCGTTCGCTGGTGCAGAAGCTTTGGGGCAGAAAGCACTTCTCGGCAAAGCTTTCGTTGGCTCAATGGGAGCACAAGCACCGGGACAAGTCCTCGACACGGTACAACAGCTCCGCGACCCCAACATGCCACCAGAACAAAAGCTTCAAGGGTTAGCACAGCTTGGGATTAACCTTGGTATGACAGGAGTGGGGATGAAAGCAGTTAGCGATGCACCCACTCCTAGGGTCGAGCTTCCTTTTTCAACGGCAGAAGTGTCAAAAGCCGATAACCTTCACTTCGCGGCTGACACTATAGAGCAAGGAGTAGCACAGAATAAGACTGCTACCGAGGAATGGAAGCAACAGCAATTAGATAAAGCTGCTACCCTTCGTCGACAGGCTGAGTCGTTCCGTGAAGAAGAACAACGTGTCAAGCCAGCGCAACAAGGCGTAGCATTGCTGAGTCGTCAGCCTGAACGACCCGGCTTGATTGGAGAACAACAAGGCCCACGCTTACCGTTAACTAATCCTGATTTAGTTCAACCGCCTATAGACGAGACTCGTGGTAAGGTTTCTTTCGGTAGCGAGGCAGAAGCAGGCAGCATACCTAGTGCTAGGCAAGCCGCTACCGGTAAACAGGTCACTCCCGAAACACAACCAGACTATCCTTTAAAGCTCAGTGGCGTTCCGTCCAAACAGCCGGAAACAAGAACCCCGTCTGTGTCCGAGCAGAGCGCCACTGGGCCGTTTGAGAAGGGCGAGCCGAGGAAACTAGGCACACCAACATTTGACCGTTATATTGGAAACGTATATAACGAAGCTGTTAATGGCACTGAATTATCTAGGGATAACCACGAAGCCGAACATAGTGATTTAGGATTAACGGCTGGGGATAGGTGGAGATATGATACAGATTCTAAAGTGGTGACCTGGACTAGTAAAGTAAGTGATGAATCTAAACATGCAGTAGATTCTTGGCTTAATAAAAGAGGTTTACAAGTATTAGACCACGACGAGTGGTTTAGTAAAGACGAACCCGGTCAAGCAGCCCGGTTACAACAGCTTAAACAGCTTACTAATCCTACCCAAGACGAGGTGCTTGAAAGAGATGCTTTGCAAACTAAATCCGACACTGCTAACAAAACAATGGCGGCGCAGTTTGCTACACAATTAAAAGGAGGTGATAAAAGTGGCGAAGTCCAAAAAGAAGAAAAGGGGCAAAGCGGCTTGTTAGACCAAAAAAGGGAGCCGAAACAAAAGGCTCCCTTTGAAGACTTTCTCGGTAAGGCTAACCAGCTTGGTGATGTGCAAGGTTCTAAAATTGATTCTCGTGGTCATAGTCACGAGGACTATGGATACCGTGGTCAAGACCGTTGGGAGTATAATAGCGAGCTTAAGACGGTATCGTGGCATCAAGAGCCAACCACGGAGCAGAAAAATGCTGTTGAAAGTTGGCTTCTTAAAAAGGGTCAAGAGGTTAAGTTTCACTATGACTGGACGACTGGTAAACAGTTTGATAAGAATGAGCCGGGTTCGTTCTCTTTTGCGGAGGCGAAGCAGTCAGCACCAGAGCACATACAAGCCGAGCACGACCAACTAGGACTTCGTGATGGCATGTCGGCGCATGACTTGGTATCGAATATAGCCTCCAAACCAGAGGTGTTTGGTCAAGACCAATCCGCTCTTGCTAAGTTCCTCTCAGACAACTTCGAGCATGTCCTAGCCACCGCAAAGGTTTCCCCGGAGGCAAGCGAGGTTGGCCGAGCCAACTACGAGGGTGTGGCGCACCAGATTAACCTTGCCGCCGACCGCGACACTGGACATAGCTTAGTACAAAGGTCGTTACATGAAGCTACTCACGCCGCTACGATGTGGCAGATAGAGTATCCAAGAACAGACACGCAGATTAAAGCTAGTCAGCACATCCAAGACCTAATGGATTTCGTCAAGAGCAAGATACCGAAAGATATGACTCTTGATAGAAACGAACCTGGCGACATGGGCGAGTTCGCTTATGCGATGCAGGATAAGGGTGAGTTTATGGCTGGGATTTTCTCGAACCCCGCTATCCGAAAGGTTCTTAGCGAGCTACCTTACGAGGGCAAGTCGGTCTTTACTAGGATAGTGGACTCGATAAAGGACTTGCTTGGGATTAAGAGCGGTTCCGTTGTCGACCACGTCTTCGACTCTATGATGGAAGTTGGGACGGAGCGTGAGAACATTCATAGCAATATCGAGGATACCTTTAATAAGCTTCGCCGAGACGAGCCAGCACGTCGTGTGATGGACGAAGCCGTGGGATGGCGAGAGAAGCTATCACGTACCGTGGCTAAATGGGCTGGTGAGTCAGCACCGCGAACAGTAGCAGCAAGCGATGAAGTGGGAAACAAGCTAATTCATTATGCATCGGCTAAGATTGCTGCACCTGCCGAGGCAAGAGCTTTGGCTAGTGATGTGCTAGGTGATAGACGAAACGACCCAGTGTTTCGGGCCAAGCTCGACGCCGTGCTAATTGAGGACAGGCTTCGTGCGATAAAAGGAGCGACATCCACCGTGGTAGGAATGGAAGGCTCACCATTTAAAACGGTGAAACAGCTTTCCGATGCAAAGAACGACCCAGCGATACGACAAGCTATCGAGATTCATAAAGCGACAGTACAAAAGCAAGCCGAGTCACAGCATCTTGGAGTCGGTGGAAAGCTCGCCGCACTAGGCAGAGAGACCGGTGCATTCGTTAATCTCAAAGCGATGTTTGGTGATGATGAACAAGCAGCCCGGCAGTTCGCTGGCATCGGTGGCGGCAGGAGCGGCCTTACTAACCCATTGCAGCGTTCATCGGCTTTTTCAAAGAAGGCGAAAGGCACCGCAGAGCGATACCAATTCGACTACGCCAAGACTGCCGAGCGCATGATAACCGCTAACTATGAAGAATACACGAAACAACAACTATATGATGCGTATGTTGCAAAAGGACTGGCTATTGCTGACAGGCCCGGTATCCCCTCGCCAACTATCGGCGGTCAAAAGACTGTCAAGATTCCTATTGAGAGACGGAGAAGCGAAGCACCCCAAAATCTCTGGGTCAGACAAGACCTCGCTGGCGAACTACAAGCAGCATTGCAGACGGATTCTCAGTGGGAAAAAGGAGCACTAGGGCATGTAGCGGATATCGCAACGGATGTTCAAGTAGCTGGCCCGACGGATGTGACCTTCCACACTGTCAACATGATAGCCTCGATAATGGGGTCGCAGGGAGGAAAGAGTGCTGTCGGTGACATTCTCCGCCGTGCTTTAGGGGTCAGGGAGATAGACACCATTGGCCGTGTGGCGAGTAACCTCGTTAAAGTCATCATGGACAAGCCTGAAACACAGCACGTGGTAGCTGACCTAGCCAAGATAGGCGCGTTGCGTGGCACGGCTAAGTCCTCTGGGTTAATCACTAAAGGGCTTGAGAAGTTAGGTGTTGAGGGTGGGACGGCTAGATGGTTTGACCCCAACTTTTATAGTGGCAAGATGATTGAGTTTGTGGACAAGGCTGGCAGGCTTGCTTTGAATGATATGTATTCTAACCTTGTAGATAGAAAGCTCGTCGAGGATAGCGATACCGGTAGGCGAGAGTTTATCAACCGAATGGGCCAGTATAATGATAGGTTAATGACGAAGTTTCAGGCGGCAGCAAGAAACCTTGGAGTATCTCCTTTCGTTGTGGCGGGCAGGAACTTTAATCGCTTGGCTTTTCAACGCTTGTTGGTTAACCCCGGCCTTCGTGCTGCTAATCCCCAAGCGTGGGCAAAGCTTCGACTTATCGAGGGTGTCGGGCTAATGACGACCCTTTTTACCGTGCCTGTAGTAGCAAACCTTACCCTAACTGGCAAGCCCTTTGGCCGCGACTCCTCGATACCAGTTGGGGCGATAGACTTGGGGACTGACGACCCCAACGGGAAACATAGATACTTCGACCCCTTACAAATGATTCTTCTTCGTCGTGGCCTTCGTATTTCGGGGGTGCAATCCGCCGTGAAGGGTATCGAAAGCGGCCAGCCTTGGACTCATGCCGCAATGAATGACATCTTTACCGGGGTTGTGCATCCTTGGGCAGGGCCGGTTATATCAGCCGGAAAGATTATCGGGACAGGACGAGACGTAAGTGGTTATCTTGTTAGTCGTAATCCTGAAAACTATGGCGACAATGTGATAGCGGCTTTGAAGAATGTTAACCCGACAGTGGCTTCGTTCTTCGCTGGTAAGGAAAAGGGCTTGTTACAGCCTATTGGGGTTAAGACTGCTGGTAGTGAGTCGTTCTATGAAAGGTCAAATCAAGAAGCGCAAAAACAATACGGCTTAGATTATGAAAAGCTCACCGTGTCGCAGCGTGCCTCCGTACAAAAGCAGCTTGACAAGACCAAGCCAGTTCAAGACGAGTTGGCCAAAAGGAGTGCCGCAGTGAAAGCCTTGTGGCGGGATTTTGAACGTGAGGACGAGTTACAGGCAGCCTTACCGGATGATGTCCAGAAGTGGCTTGCTGATAAAAAGCTTTCGTTAGCGGGGTATGAGAGCGAGCTTACCCAGTCTAAGGAGAAAATACCGCTGACTCAAGATGAGTCGAAACGTTATCAAGAACTCCTTGCTACGAACTATGAAAAGATGATTCGTCCGTTGATGGCGCAGCCTGAGACTTCTCAGAAGAAGTTGAATCTTCGTCTTGACCAAGCTCGGCTTCGTGCTCGTGCTGCTTTGCGTCGTGAGCTAGGGAACCCCAAGGAACAAACAAACAAGCAATGAATATAGGGGCAAAAGCCACGACGGACACCAAGATTAATAGTAAAGATATTTCGATAGCTTGCATTATTTCTTCTCTCCTTCCATAAACTTCCGATAAGCTTCCGGCATCCAGAAGAACTCGACTTCGCCCACCCTCGATACCGCCATCTGGCCAGTCTTTTGTAGGTGGACGAAGATTTCCTCAAGACCTCTTGTACCATTGGGTGTGTTCCGATAGTGAAGTAGCTCTACTTTCTTCCGGGTTAGCCTTCCGTCCATCGAGCCTTGTAGCGATAACAAGATACCTTGGGCTACTGAGGCTAGTTCATTCCTACCTATTCCGCCTGTTAGCTGTTGTATTTTAGGTTCAAGGGCATCTAATAGGTGTCGCGCCATCTCGAAATGTTGTTCGTCGATGAGCAGCTTGAAAGGTTCCTCGGTTAGCGATAACAACATAGCGACCTTGATAAGCATGATAGACTTTGTCTCATGGAATTGCTGTATGATAGGGTCTTCACGGTTAAACCTCTTAGGGTCGTGATACCACTTCTTCCACCATGAACGGGCAGCAGCGGTTCGCTCGAATTGGCCTTGGACATTATTTACTTTTAGCAAGTGGTTCTTTACTCGTGCTAAGGCTTCGACTCCACCAGCCGGGACAAATGGTTCGTCAACTAGCTCCTTCTTCTCGTCCACCACCAGAATAAGACGGCGGCCAAGACCGCCAGAAAACAAGTCCAGTTTAAGGTTTGACATAATCCATATTGGCTGAACACATGCGAGCATACACATATACGGGCTGTTGTAGGTTTGTGATGCGGCGTTCTTAAAGCCAGTAGAGAAGTAATTCTCGTCAAAGATGTCAACCAAGAAGTCAACCATCTTACGCATATCCACAGAGAGAAAGTTTGAGAGTTCATTTACTATTAAGAAGAAAGGTCGGTGTTCTTTGATAATCTTGCGGTCGCCTTGGATGATAGACCAGGTTTCGAGGCATTCGTCCGAACCCATTTTCTGGATAATGTCTTCGCGGCTTTGTATACTAGAGCTTATCATGCGGGTTGGGAATAGCTCCATGAATAGCCGTTTCGTGAAGCCCTTAGCGGTGCTTTTACCACTACCAGCGGTGCCGACAAGGCCAACATATATATTAGGGTAGACTATAAAATCTTCTCCGTGCATATAGAATACTTTACGGCCTAGTGAGGCCGACAGCAATGCTAATGCGCTCCAGTGAAGAAAGGACTCTGGACATTCGTTTCCTGAGTAGCGGAGAATAAAATCTTTCAAGTAAGCCATTCATCCTTTAACTGTTTTTTCATTATGTTATTGCAGACTTTTAAACGAATGTGTTCTGGAAATATCCAGCCATAGGATAACATAGCCTCAGCCATATCACGGATAATTTCTTCCTGCCACTTTCGTTTCTTTATAAGGTCTATCTCTTGTTTAGTGTAAGGCACTTAGATTGTTCCTTCTTTTAAGTTACCCCATGAGGAGCCATAGTTGCCCTCGTAGGGGATAACTATGGGCTGGCCTGCAATATGGATAGTGTTGTTAAAATACCCTTTAATACGCTTTACAGCCCATTTAGTGTATTCTTTGGGAAACTGCCCCATTAACGCATCATGTATAGTATGAAGCGGTTGAATTGTCAGTTTTGTTCCGCTGCGGTTTTCTTTATCAGTCCATAGGTTATACATAGCGAGATTGGTTGCATAAGTTGTTACGGCTTGCGGCTCAAAAGCAACAGCCTTGGGAAGAATATTATCAGCGCGGTCGAAGAATCGTCGGGTTTGCCCACTAGCGGCGGTAAGGCTAGGCACAGCCCTGCTACGAAGCTGAGTAGCTATCCAGTTATGGTATAGCTTAACCCCTCGGTATCGCTGAAAGAAGAACTCCTTTAACGGCTTGCATTCTTTTGGAGGCATGAATAGTTTGCCTTCGCTATCTTTTAAAATATTACGGCTAATGGTGATGTCTCCTTCAAGATAGTCGGCGCCATGATACACACGCTTACACGCAAAATAATCCCAGTCTTCTTTCTTGATAATATGCATGACCGCCTTAAGGGATTCTCGCTCATCGAAATTAACCTTATAGTCTCGAAGCTTTAGCGCAAGGATTTTTGCAGGCTTTAAACCGGCTTGTAAGTCATCTAGTAACGTGCGGTCACCAAGCATGGCGGAGTATGCGGCAACTGTCCAGCCGTCAGCTCCAGATAAATCGCATTGGAATAACCAGTATCCTTCGTCCGCTAAGAACAGGTCACGGTCACCTAGTACTCCACCTGGCGCGTCATCCACGTGGTCATAGTTTGGTATCGTCTGTAAGTTGTATCCACTTCCTGTGGGACTAGTGTAGCAGGTAATTCTACCCGTTTCCGAGCCAACAATGTTGTACCCACAACGTATTCTACCGTCACTATCTGCGGCGATAGCAAGCATTCCTTGCCTCGTTTGGAGAGCACGAATCTGGATAGCGAGTTGGATAACTTGATACGCAATACTTTCTTTTTGTTCACTAAGATGCTTAGATAGTTTAAGGAGGGCTTCGTAGTCAGCGGTAAGGACTTGGTTTTTCTTTTCATCTTCGTTGTATTGGGGTGGGAGTTGTAGGGTGGTGTAGAGATAGTCGCGGAACGAGGTCGAGCCGACATTGAGCGACTTATCGAGAAGGTCTTCGATTTCGCCGATGGAGGCGAGCGAAGGGTTGGGCATTGTTACAAGATTGTTAAGCCTTTCAGCCGCCTCGATATAGGGTTTTAAGATGCCACCTTTCTTCTTGCTCATTAGCTCGGTAGCGTGCTGTCGAATGGCGGCTAGGCTTTTCCAGTCAAAGCAATAACCTGTTAAAGCATTCAACCTAGCTTGTGCTTCATACATCTTAGTCTGTAAAAGTGCTCGCCGCGATGCTGCACCCTCGATGTCATAGCGTATGCCACGCATCTCCATATCAAGCAGGGGATTTAGTAAGGCTATGTTCAGCCTATAATGTTCTAACGAGGCACCCTTCAACTTATTATCAAGGTGCTCACTAATTTCGTAAGTGACGCAAGAGTCCTTACAGCAGTACTCGAAGAATGTTCGGTCACGCTGCTCCATATTCCTTTTTCTTTTGTTCGCGCCATGAAACAGCATCGGCTTGGGTGTTGAATACTTTGTTTATATAGTTACCTCTAATTTTAAGTTGTGCCCTAAATTTACCTGTTGGTAATATAGTAAACCCGCTTACATTTCTGTTAAGGGCGTTTAAAGATTTATCAGTTAACCTTAGATTGGCCTTTCTATTGTCAAGTTTATTACCGTTTATATGGTCAACCATACTTGCATTAAGAATCTCCTTATGCATGTAACAAGTGCGTCCATCCTTCTTTCGATAGGCGTATCCATGTGAGTAGCACCAGTTAACCGAGTTAATTTTCTCGTAATCTTCGTCATCAACGATAGCTACGAATCCTTGAGTTAGTATTATTTCCCTTGCCATTCTTCAGCCTTTCCTTCGTGTTTCCAATATGGTTCTCTCGTGTAAATACTCGCTTGAACAGCAAGCGACTTTTTTAATTCACAAAATAACTCCCAATGCTTGACCATGGTGTCGTCGGTTACTCCTCGCACTCTTATGCGATAAGAATAGTGAAGAACAAACCTATCATATAAGCCGTTCTGTAAAATCTTATAGACGTTAGGGTCTTCCAGTGTTAATATAAGCTCTCTCCATATAGCGACTTGTTCTATTTCAGTAAAACACCTAGTACCGTTTTTAAAGAAGAAAGGAACTATGAAAGCCCTGTATGGAGAAGTTGCAAATGATATGCACGACATAGAGTCGATGCCTCCTTCAATATCTATTGCCACTTTTAATTTAAGTTCTCTAATATTCTGTAAGCGAAAGATTATTTCACTAGCAGATAGGTCAATAGCAAACTCTCGTTTTGGAAGAACGAGTGTTGAAGTAAGGGATTCTTCGACTGCTCGAACGAGGTCAAAGTATAGTAGTGGAGTGACTTCATAATCTCGAAGGGCGTAAGCGGGGTGGTAGGTTGATAGGCATTTAAAGCCGCTTACCGGACTTTCTTCGTTTGCTAAGAACAGACTCCCACGCCATGCAGTATTTTTGAAGCGATACGATTGCGGCTTTAATTTGTGGAGAGTAGTCACATCCTTTGCTGCCTTTAGCGGGACGTTTCCTAGTAGCACTACGATGTTTGGTTTCCATATTTCAAGGTCTTGTTTTAGTTGATATAACCCGGCCCTGATTTCCGGGCCATCCCATTTAAAGAGTGAGATGTCGTTGCCGGGTGGTTGGTGTTGTGATACGTTGCCGAGGAAGCACGACTCGCGGCTGACTCCGGCTTTGGATAGTAAAGAGGCGAGGAACCTGCCGGACATGCCGACAAAAGGTTCACCTTGTTTTACTTCGTCGCTACCGGGTGACTCTCCAATTAATGCTATTCTTCGTTGGGATTGAATCGTTGGAAAACGGTTCGGGACAATCATAGTAGGTTCTTGAGTATATCAGGTAGTTCGCTATATCTTAGGTCACGGCATTCGCCGTCACGCTTATGTTCAGTGATACGAGTTATATTGCCCTCATGCCAGTGTAGCTCGTAGGCGATGTTGTCAAGCTCGAACCACGCGGGAGGATTGTCTTGTATTAAAGGTTGTATCTGCCAGCCCTTAGCCTTGCAGTGGTTGCGAACCATGATGAAGCGTTCGCCGACAGTCCATGATAAAACTGGGCCGGCTTGTAACACAGTGTCACCACTTACGATAAGCGCGGCGGTGAAAGTTGGGGTCATAACTCGGTAGATAGTCATCGCAGTGGTTTACGAAAGAGTGTTATGCAACGGTATCGATTTCCAGTCGAACGGATATAATTAATCGCTCCGACCATGTTGATTTCTTTGTTCTGGAATAATGGGAGGGCAGTGTCGAGCCACACTAGATAGCCTCCCGGCTGTAATACCTGAGCACACTCGCTAACCACCTTGCGACGGTCAACTAAGCCTATCTTGTAGTGCTCTGCATCTTCAACACTGTACGGAGGGTCTGCGTATATTAAATCAGGGTTAAATTTAAGGTGCGAAGATAACTGTTCAGCGTCGATTTCGAGGTCGCTTTTATACTGGCCTGTTGGGTCTTGACCAACCCTAGTGTAATCTGGACTAGCAGGCATCGAGCCACTAAAGAGGTGTATAACTTTTCCCGCGTCGGGGAATATACTTTGTATACGCTGTAAATATTCGGTTGTGTATGAACCATAGAATTGTGAGATATTGCCGCCACCAAGAAACCAATATCCTACTATAAAGGGCTTCGAGGCTACGGTGTCGACGTGAAGGGGGTTTAGATGAGGGAAGGATTCGTTGAAGAACGAGGCTCGTTGGTGGATGGAGTAGGGTTTCAAATGACGACCTCCACGCCGGGCACGTTATCCTGATAGTACTCGGTAAGAGCTTTAATCTTTTCCACCCTTTTAAGTTCGTCAGCCTCAAACCACACCGGAATATTGCCACACTGAGCAACCTCATGAGGCATTACACCGTTGATAATGACGACGGGCTTGTCTTGCAGTATAAGGGCTTTACAGACATGTTGGACTACGCCAAACGGTATGTTGCCATCATTAACCATGGCTTGCATGACAGCCGTGGCAGGGTTGATAGCCTTGATTTCTTTGTTCTTGGTGACGACTAAGCCTGCCCGCCATGTTTCGAGGAAAGGCCAGCGAGTGTCTTTGGCTGAGACTAACTGGTTCCACACCAAAGGAAATGGCATGACGTTGAACCCGTGGTCACGAAAGAAGAATCCTGCTTCGTCCCATTGCATTGGTCGAAGGAAGACAACAGCGTAGCCGGTAGGCGACAGGACTCTATCCAAAACGGGGATGTCGTCGGTGTCAAGGTAGTTCGCTATGGCGAGGTCAACCGAGGCATCGTCGAGCTTGTTCATTTTGAAGTCGTTTGGTTCGTATTGGAGCTTGATGACAACCTTTTCGAGAGCTTGCTCTGGCTCCGTTGGGTTAGCAACGCTAACAGCACCATTAGCGATAATGGGTGCTGCTAGTTGTCGCCGTCGCTCTATCTCAGCATTGGCGGCTCGTTCTTGTGGTAGTAGGATTAGTTCCTTGTACGCGGGGTTCGCGGCAGGATACTTTTTTAGTTCTTCGACGGGATAGTCAGCGAGTCGAAGCAGGGCAGAGACCGACCAATCCGATACCTCAACAAGGGCTGACATCTTCTTAGTTGTCCATCCGTCCTCAGACGAGACCTTCTTAAGATGCCATAGACGTTTCATCGCTATGGCTTTCTCCCACCAGGTTCGGTCTTTGCGACGGATGTCTTCATCTAGTTCGCGTTCCTCCTTTTCTAAAGGAGTAAGTTCTCCGGCATAATGAGCTTCTATTTCAGTCCAGTTTAGAAGCTTGGCGGCTTCTAGCCTTCGACGACCAGTGTCAAGCACATAACCAACATGACTGCTATTGATGGGTCTATAAACGGTAATAGGAACTATCTGGCCAAGCTCTTTGAAAGAATCGACTAGGCCAGTCATGTCACCTAACTCTACTCGCTGCCTGTCACCTATCTCTATTTGGTTTATTAGTATTTTCATAGTTTTTTACGGCAAGTCTTACATGTTGGATAGTCGGATTCCTTAGCCCATCCGGTTTTTGTTATGCAAGCAATACGTTTATTATTATTACTACTCTTAGCCATTCGACCACAAAGAGCTATACGACCAATCCAAGGCCAGTGTGTTTTCTTCATAGTTCAGTAAAATGTCCTGTGAAGTTAGCTTGTTGTAGCCATTTGACCAAGCACTCTTTAGAACAAAAGTCAAAAGAATGACGTGGTAAAAGTATACCTGCTTTTGCCGTTGCGAAGTGCCCGTGAAGGTGTATTAGAACACCGTCATAATCTTTACCACATTGGTCGCATTTTGTAAAGGTCATAGTTTAAAAAACATTGCAATTAGCTCTCGTTTTTCTTTGGGGATTGTGAATCTAAGCAGGGCGGTGTTATAACCATCAAGGTCGTTATTTGTGTCACGCTCCTTGTTAAAAGCCCTAGCATAAACCTCGCCTTTGTTGCGGCCAGCGAACACCGTAACCTCGATGTCGCCAGAAAGAAGCTCGTCGAATTTAGCATTAGGTGTATTTAGGACTCTCATAGCTTTAGAAGTCGATGCCATAGGTTTTGCCTTCTGGGACTTTCTTGTTAACTAGCTCGTCCAGACTAGCAGCATCATAGTAGAGTCCTTCTGCTTTGAACTCACCCGCTACTTTCTTCGCGGTCTTCGCTGCTTCTTCCATCGTGTCGCCAAAGCCGACACACGTAGCTATCACAAAGCTTCCCGGCAAGGCCCAGTACTTGCCGTCCACCATGCAAGCCTTTTGAAGCTTGACCAAGGGTCGATACTTCGCAGGGAATGAAAGCTCGCACCAGTGCGTGTCCACCCATGAAGACTTTATCTCAATGGCTGCACCATAGGGATAGGTATGCTTGATAGGCGTAGCCTTTCCTAAGGCACCTTCTGTAACGAGCTTGGCAAAGTTCGTGAAAATCTCTAACTCCACGGCCAAAGGAGGATGTGGAGCACGGATACAAGGGTCGATAAGGTAAGACTTTTTATCCTTTGTGATACGGCTTTCAAAAGACACCAATGAGGAAGTGTTTTCATGTTTAAACAGAGTCGAGAGCTTTTCCGTGATGTCCTTGAAGGCGGCAGGCATTTTGTCGGTGACGTGACCGATATATGACTCGTCTTTAGCCTCGTAGCCTATCATAAAAGGCGAAAGATATATGCCGTGGATATTAAAGCCATCCCAACCCGGCTCACATTCCCCAACAGGGTCTTCGACAAGGAACTCAACATAGTTGGCTTGTGGGCCGAAGTCGATTAGGAGTTGGCCAAGCTTCATTGACCGAGTAGTGTTCCATTCTTCGTGATGAAAGGTTTCTACTAGGCCACGATATCGTCCTGACGCTTTCACCCAACAGTCCTTATTTACTTTGAGGTACTCAATTAGCTTGTTAATACCGGTAATGGCTTTCCATTTCTGAGTTGGTAGTCCAAGCTTTTCTTGAAGATGCTTCATGTGGACTCGGTCTTGCTCAAGTCGTTCAGCTCCTTTAGCACCAAAGCACGGCTTTCCGACGTCCTTAGCTAGTTGGCAACGGGACTGACTATATGTATCGAAACAGACTAGCATATCGCTTCGTGCTAAAGCGGTTGCGAAGTTATCTACTCGCTCGATGCCTGGAAATCCCTTGCCGATAAACGTGCCATGCTCTGGAAAGTCTGCCTCCCATTGAGTAGAGTATCCGACGGTGTGGCCTGCTTTGGATAGTGTGATGGCGGCTTCAAGACATAGTCCGTTATCTGCTACAAGTATTTTCATAGTACTTTTTCTACAGCATCGGCATACTTCTCCCAGTCAACCTTGAAATATGCCGAAAGCATTCTCTCTATTAACGAGGCATATTGGTGTTGAAAGTAGTATGGTGCTTTGGGGTCGTCACCCGGTTCGCTTTTATCACTAGGTAGCCGGTTCTTCTCATAAGCCATGTCAAAGTCGTCGACAACCTTCTGGTCAATATTAGCTTCATCACACAAAAGGACTTCGACAAGCTCATGGATGGCAACAAGGGCTTCGTAGCGGCGGTCGCCGAGGTCAGAGACCTTAATAACAAGGTCGTTGTTCTCGTCACGATACCAGTCGCCGACTGTCGGGTAGCGTTGTTTGTCATGGGGGATGACTTCGATTACGATTTTGTTTAGCATATAAAATAAGGCCGAGGTTAACTACGTGCTTCCCTCGGTACGGATTGAAAGATTACCACCACGTACTATGAACATGGCGGCACGATGTCCGCTCGGCAAGCCGAGAAGTTGTTTAAGGTGTTATTGTTTAATCCACTCCGCTACGCCGTTACGGGCCTTGCGGAAGACTCCGTCCTTGCCAGTGCCTTCGGGTTCGATGATGACGCGAGCACGTAGCACCTTGCCCTCAAGGGTTTTGACTGCTCCTTTGAACTCATTAAGAGTCTTGGTGCCAAGCTGTGAGGCTTGGATAATTGAGGCGACAGACCTCTTAACCATTTCGAGGGTACTTTTACCGGTTGGGTTGGTGTTAACGTTAGTAAACACCTTCGTCCCCGTGGAGAGGTCTTCGCCCTTGTTGGACTTGGCGGGTTGGGTTGTCGATAATTCGAGCTTGACCGTGCCCGCATCGTTCGTCATTAGCTCGGCCTTGTTGACCTTGAGGTCGTATATGTCTCCAGCCAGCAATGGAAACGATGTGTCGAGCATCGTCAGGTCTTCGTTGAGAGGGTCATTATCAGTTGTCATTTTGTTTTACTTTATGTTGTTTGTTTTGCTTTGTGGTGTTTTGAGGGAAAATCATAGTAAGCCTGCTCTATCGGCTTCGGCAATATTATCCATGAGTTGTTCGTTATGCATTACCGTGATAAGGAACACGAGTTCGTCCTTTGGCCACTTGATAAACTCATCGCAGTAGAGCTTTATCGAGGTTGAGCCTGCGCTACCCACATTGAAAGTGCCACCACGAGCTTTGTCGGTACGAATAATCTCTTTCATTATCTTATCGATTTTGGCGGCGACTTCCATAGCGCGATAGATGATTAAGTCTTCTTCAGTTGGCGCGGTGGGCTTGTGCTTGTCCTTAAACGAGGCTAAGGCGGCATCCACCATAGCACGGCGTTGTTCGGGAGTGGGTTGGTTGTTGTTATCGCTCATAGGTTTTTATCGTAGCTTAAAAGAGCATGGCTCATCGCGTCGATAATAGTCGCTCCTGACTGGCATATCTCTCTAAGAGATTCAAGACGGCTTGATTCAACACTCTTTCTAAGCTTTTCGTTTTCTTCTTTAAGTTGTTGGTTAGCGTTATCGACGGCTTCAATCTTACCAGCGTTGACTCCACCTCTCCAAGCCGATTCTTTGGTTTTGTGATTCTCCCAAGGATGTTGATGTGCAGTAGCATTTTTATCAACATACGACCAAACATTGGTTTTTATTTTATATTTTTTTTGTTTCGTTTTCATGTTGGTTTCTCTATTTCTCCGTTGATTACGGCTTTACCGTATAACTCGTTAAAGGTTACACCACATTCGTTCGGTACTTCTGGCCACCTCGACCCTAGACCTTTGATAAAGCCATTATCGTTAGTAATGATAACGGGCTTACCGTTCTTCTTGGTTTGGTAAAAGAATTGGCTTAGGACAGTTCCTACTAGCTGTCGATACGCTGAGTAAATCGCTGGCTCAGTACGAATCTCGCCAGTGGTTTCGTTCTTGTCAGTAGCTTCGTGCATTATTACTACGAAATGGCAAGGTAAGCAAGTGAACTCCGCAATAACAGCTTTAATCTTGTCACCGATTGCGGGACTCCACTTACGGGCATCGGAGAAGATGCCTTTGTTCACAGCGGCAAGCTTACCCATAATAATGTTGGAGAGGCTTGTGGTGTTATCGAGAACAACTGTCTTCCAAGGGCAAGGCTTAGTAAGGACTAGATTAGCCACCTTTATAAAGTGTGGAAAAGAATCGCTATCAGCTTGTGGTTCGAAAGCATCCGAGATAGCTTTTGACTTCTTATTACCAAAGTCATAACAGGTTATAATGGCTTGTTCGACGGTAGTTTTAGCCTGTAATGAGATAAGCTCGTCCGGCGTCGTGATGGTCTTTATGTCTTTGCTTGTTATATCGGTTTTGATATAGTCAGCACGACTAGGCGCCACGGCTGAGATGATGTCGAGACCGCCGGAGTCGAGTTCAAGTACTAGCATGGGCTTGGGATAAGTGTTAACGATTGCGCCGGTCTTCCATGTCTTGCCGGGGCCGAATCTGCCCTCGCGTATTAGCTTGTAAGTCATACTTGAATGGGTTGAGCAGCATGGCTAATTACCTTATAAGGAACATGAAGTTCCATTTGCTTTAGTTCTTGGTTATATATGGTTTCGTAGTCAAGCACTTCGACTTCCTCCGTAGTGTTCTTTTCAATATATTCTTTTAGGTAAGCGAATAGTTCTATACGAGTGAAGATTGCTTTTTTCTTAGTATCGACTGTCATAGTTTATCCTGTTCGTTTGGTTTTTTAGCGGAGTTTAACGGACTCCAAGTGTTATCCATAAAAACATTTTGACTTAAGGCCCATTCTCGCCTTTCACGTGGTAGTGAACACACACTATAATATTGGCACTGACCATATTTGCCCACGCACCACTTCTTGTGGCGCGGAAAAAAGGCTTTATCATGGTGCCAGAGATAGGTTGACACCAGTTCTATCGTGTCTTGCTTCCACTCGGCTATCATGTCGTCGGTGACATAGTAGTAGAGGCGTTTATAGTTATCGGTGCGGGGCTTACCTTTTTCGCCAAACTCCATTTTACGCTTCTCGTCTTTTGTGGGAGGGCGAGACCGGATAGCGTTGACCCAATAGCCTAATGGCTTACGGCCAAAAGCCTGCTGGAACGCCCAACAATAACCTATAAGTTGGGGGGTAATGGCCATTTCGTCTTCAAAGCTTTGACCAAACTGTGAGCTTGTTTTGTGGTCAAGTATCCATTCTCCTTCATTATTTGAGAAGCCGAGGTCAATCCTCCCGGAGAAGTATACTGGAGTATTTTGTACGCTTCCAAGAGGAAAACTAAATGATGCCTCCACAAATGGATTTCCTTTTCCTGTTTTGAGGACGGTAAAAGGCTCATTACCATACAAGCTGTTGTATCCTTTGATTGTTTGTTGTGCATATTCAAGGTTTCGATATTCTTCGATAGGTTGAGGGTTAGAAAGAAAGTGCTGGCTAAGGACTTCGTTAATAGCCTGTTCTTGTTCGTCGGTGACAGCATTAGAGCCACATTGGT